GCCTGATTATTTACATACATACAAGTTGATGGTGGATGAGCATGAGGACGACGTCATTGCTCCTGTGTTGTTTGCTTGGATGAGTAATGATCGCTCGGAGTTCACTGAAGAACTTCTTGCTGCAGCTGTTGCCGCAGACGAGTGTGTAGCAGAGATTGGCCTTCGTGTTCGGTGTCCCACCAGTGTCGAATGTGTTGGGCGTACAATTCGTAGGAAGTTGGCGGCCATCAAGCTAGATGCTGAGGTTGACGATCTAGAAGGACCCAGATTCACATCCGCAGAAGTTGTCTACTTGGGTGAGATTGGCACCCAATTTTATTTCAATCCCCCGTACCACGTCAAGGCGGCTACGGGGAAGCTGATGGGTTTTCAATAGGGGGATTGCTTCGGCTAGAAGGTGTGGAAACACAGGTTTCCCCAGTTGGTGACCTCCACCCTTCGATAAAGCTGAAGCAGGTGTCTCGTCCCCGAGACCCTCAGAGGTGGGCGTTTGCTCTAGACGCTCCCCGGCCCAAAAATGGATTTTCCGTCCATAATAATAGCTTGAACAATTTGGTTAGAGGTATAAACGAGAGAGTGTTTTACACTGATAACAAGGGTACCCCACCACAGCGGCCCGGGGAAAATGGGTTTGATGAACTTCGCCTTTTCGACGATGCTTTCACCACAACCTACCTCAGACCGTGGACACTGGAGGAGTTTGTGGATTCGTATACTGGCAAACAGTACAATCGATATAAGCAAGCTGCTGACAGTTTGGCTGCCAAGCCGTTGTCCCGTGATGACGCTACTGTTGCTACCTTTATAAAATGTGAGAAAATAAACTTCCACGCCAAGAGTGATCCAGCCCCACGCATCATCCAACCACGTGACCCCAGATTCAATGCAGCTATAGGCACATTCATTAAGCCTTTAGAAAAATTGATTTACAAGAATCTGGGTAAGCTATATAAATACCCATGTGTCGCTAAAGGCTTCGACGTCTTCCAGACAGGAGACATCATAGCCTCAAAATGGGGTATGTTCACGCGGCCGTGCGCTATATCATTAGATGCTTCCAGGTTTGATCAGCACGTTAGTGTTGCTGCATTAAAGTGGACACATGCAACCTACCTTAAATATAATGATGATCACCAGTTTAAGACCATGCTTGGGATGATGCTCAGGAATGTTGGTAGGGGGTTGTGCGCGGATGGGCGAGTGAGTTACGTGGTGGATGGGTGCCGTATGTCAGGGGATATGGATACAGCTCTTGGGAACTGTTTGCTCATGGTGGCAATGACTTACTCCTATTGCAAGAAGTTCGGTATAGACCATGAAGTTATGGACAACGGTGACGATATAGTTGTCATTATGGAATCGTCCAATGAAAGTCTATTCCGAACGCACGTTAATGAATTCTATGCAAACTTAGGTTTCACAATGAAGGTTGAGCCTACAGTATACGTGCTTGAGGAGATTGAATTTTGCCAAATGCATCCAGTTCATGATGGAAAACAGTGGAGAATGGTGAGGAATCCTATTTGCTTAGCAAAGGATTTAGTTTGCACCACAGGCCAGACGCAGGTGGATGCCTGGCTCGAAGCCATCGGTTTGGGCGGGATTAGCCTAGCAAGTGGGTTGCCAGTTTATCAATCCTTTTACGTTTTACTGGCTAAGTATGGCCGTAAGCGACGTAAGAGTAAAATTGAGAAATGGCACCTATACGCTGGGTCCGGTTTCGCCAGGCTTGCTGGATTGACCAAGCGTGACCCTGCGCCTATTACCACTGAGGCGCGCCAGAGCTTTGAGAAAGCGTTTGGGCTCAACTTTAGCAGACAGGAGGCGTTGGAAAATATGTACGACCAGCTACAAAAGGGCCCGCTGGGTATTAACCATACAGCCTTCGATTGCATAAAGACTCCTGAACTTAATTGCGAATACCTTTTCTAACCAGAATGGCAGGCAATAAAATGAAAAATCAAAATAAACGCAAGCCCAACCCCAATACGGTACGCCATACCAGGGTTCCGAGGCCAATTGTTAACTTTAATGGCCAGAACCTTAATGGTTCTGGTTACTTCCCTCCTTTCACGACTTTAGTGAACACGGCGGCAGCTATATATTCACTGGATACCAGCACTCTTGCAAGCTCTGGCCCAGCTAATTTGTATTTCCAGTCTATCAACTATGATCTAAATGCTATCTCCAAGGTCTACAACGAGTTCGTATACCATTCCATTCGCATGGAGTGGGTGCCGTTCGTTGCGCCCGGTGTTGCTGATGGTGGTGGACAGCTGTACGTGTGTTATGTTGATAACGTTGAAGAAATTGCGAACATCATGGCCACGACTTCACCGAATGTGGTGTTTGACGTGGCCAAGAATGCTCGTAATGCTAAGTTCTTCAACGCGTGGGAGAGGTTCATCTACGATGTGCCTGTGTCGAGACGCAAGAAATTATTCGACACTAATTCAACCAGTCTTCAAACTATTGATGTGATTGATCGTTCGTGCCAAGGGGCTGTGATATCAGGAGGGTACTCCCTCTCTGCGTCATCATCCTTAGGCCAATGGCGCACAACTTATATGTTGGAACTACGGAACTTGAATACCAAGATCGTTACGTAAGTGGGTAAACTTGCAAGACTTCTCCGGCCGTCTATAAATGGATCCGGTAAACGGGACTCTCACCCGCACAAACCTAGAACTCACTGCTCACAGTGTGCCCAATACGGTACTCAATTGATGGATAAGCTTCCCATCAGCTGTGAATACACGACATGCAGGCATCCTGGGAAACAGGCTTGACAGGCTGGTGGTTCGGCCGCTGCATGGTGCATGTTGTGTATTTGTAAGCCTTCTAGAGAGGTGACTCGGACCTTAATTGGTTCGGTTGTTAAAGAGACTTTATTACTTTGTAACCGCACATAGTGCAGTCAAAGCTTTTGAGACACCCCTAGCACGGTTGGGTTAAACCGTGCACGTAAAGCGGATTCGTCCAGATGTTGGGCTTGTGGCCAACACACGTGCTTCACACTTGAGAGCAGAAAACTCAAGTAAATAAAACAGGGTATGGCGCTGAGATCTGTATGGCACAGCCAAGGAGAAGTACAGAAGGTTCTGAAGGATTTAATTGAAGGAACCCTATAGAAAGCTCC